TCAGCAGCAATAGCGACCTCGACATCTTTCACCGGACGATCATTGGTGTTCTTATACCGTTTATCGTCCTTGCCTTTCCCTCTCTGCGAGCCGGGAGCAGTATTATCACCCTGCGCCGTTTCCGACATATCGATCTGGGTCGGTAGCGTTTCCAGTATGGATGTGAAGGCCTCAAAAGGACTTGATTCTATTTCCACGTCCTGCCCATCCACTTGCTCCGTGAACTTCAGAACGTTATCATCCTGTCTCAATGCAGACATCAGCAAGAGAGACTTCTCCCGTAATGCCGGGGGGAAGATGCCCTGCTCGGTCAGCTTATCGAGGAATAGCTCATCCTTCTCGATGGCAGCAGCTTCTCGCTCGGCTTCGGCATCGGCCGTTAGCTTGGTGATCTTGGCATCCTGCGCCTTGATAATCTGCTCAAATCGCAGGAGCTGCTTCTTAGCTCCCTCAGACATCTCAGCCGGAGCCTGTTCCGTCTCAGCCGGTGTCTCTTCCTCTTCTTCCTCAGTGGCTTCCTCTTCCTCCTCGGCTGCTTCCTCTTCAGTGACTTCCTCTTCAGGAGTCTCTTCCGGCTCCTCGTCTATCAGCGTATCCTGTGTCTTATCGACTTTTTCTGGCATTGTATATGTCACCGTCCTTATCTCATTATCATGAGCGTTCTCAGCATATAGCGCCTCGATGTCTTTCAGGCTCTTCACTGCCGGGATGTCTCCTCCCAGAATAGCGATTGCTGCCAGTACCAGCCCATGTCGTTTTCCTCTCTGGTCTTGGTAGTTGAAATATATCTCTGACGAGATGCGCTTATATGCCTTGCGCTTGATCGCCTTGTAGACGGCTCGTGGCACGTCAGTTATATCAGCTACCAGCTTCTTACCAACCCGTCGAAGTGCCTTTACCCAACCAGCAGCAGGCAGTCCCGACTCTCGGAGAAGAGTCTGATCGCCATGTCCCAGCTTGGCAGGGGGCTTTACGTACTTCCTTAACTTGGTGAAGTTTTCCACTATCAAGTCCAAGTCCTCAGGGGAGTATTTCTCCCCGTTATGCGTGCCCGTCTCGAATATTTCTACACCCTCAACGGTATACGTCTCCTGATCGTTCTCTTCGTCTTCCGAATCCTCTTCCAGATCCTCGTCATAGGTCTCAGGAGACTCATCCTCCCTGCTAGAAGCAGGGTTATCATCTCCACTTTCCGTAGAGCTTTCCTCCGGCTGCTCTTCTCCTTCGGCTGTTTCGCCATCATGTGTGGTGGATGTTTCGCCATCATTGGCAGCCAATAACTGTTTTTCCTGCCGGGCAGCTTCCTCTATGGTGTCCTCCCCTTCGGCCGTCTCGCCATCATCACCAGGGATGGCCGTCTCTCCATCATTAGGGATAGCTGTTTCGCCATCTTCACCAAAGATCGACACTAAAGCCCCTTCCTCCATAACCTCTCCAGCCTCATACTGGTTAGCATCGTCCCAGATCACTTCATCACCGGGGTCGTATCGTGCAGACTGTTCCGTTGCTGTCGATGCAGCAGGCTCGAATGTGCCTTTTTGTGTAATATTGCTCTTTATCCATGCCTTCGCTCTGGAGACAGACCACGAAGCCCTCTTGAAGCGCAGGGATTGAACCATCGGTGGGTCGCTGGGCTTTGCTCTGCCCTGTAGCTTTGCCCAGATTATATTGATCGTCTTGGGAACCGTTACCTTGCCACCATACAGCGAGCCTCCTGCTGTGGTGCGAAAGGATTTCTTATCGAAAAGTCCCGGCGACTTCAACCTATAAGCGTGTTCATTAGGATAGGGCATAGAATCTCCTCCTCCGGATATACTATCCCCTCGAACACGAATATTCTATTTTGTGGGAGTTTCGAGGGCATATCCATCTCACATGGCTTATGAACTGCCCTCGTCAGGTAGGCAGGGGCAGGGAATTTATCACTCCTGATGTCGGGTGCCATTTAGTACCCAGTGACAAATCCCCTGTCCTATATGAGTTCGTGAACTCCCCTAATGGGGTTCCGGCTTCATCGAGGCTATTACATCTAGCGATCTCCACCGGCTTAGATTTGGATGGTTCCCATCCTATTATGTGAATTCATGAGTAAACTACGTCTCTACTATACCATGTCTGCCAGATTCTGTCAAGATGTTTCCCATATCATCCGTGAGAAGGGGGCTAAAATCGCTTCTAAGGGGCTTTCTCTTCCTCAATGGGTAAAGTATTAGGAGGGCTTTTCTCCGGCCATTTCTGGGCGAATTTGCCCCCAAAGGCAGCCGAGAGGAACATCCCGGTGAAGTAAAGCCCTGAGCTGGCATCAGCTCCCGGCTTGAGCATGGTGATAAGAGCGATCACACCTGCTAAGCTTGTGGAGATGAAGCACATCAGCCTCATGCTGGATCTATTGCCGTTATCCTCATTCAGAAAGCCTGCCATAACCTCCTCCTTTGGATCTCAAATATCAATAATGCTCATCAGTTCAGCTTCGTCAATGAACCTGTGTTTTATCTGGATACATGGAGCCATTAAGAAATATTGTAATTGCTATTGTTGCTTTCATGTTATTATTCCAAAACATTCAATGGATTTCGTAACGGCCAATATCCCGCCGCTTTCGTATCTGTTGACGCCGCCGCTATTGAGTAATAGTAACCTCCCACTTCAGCAGAGCGGGAATATCCTCATGGCTAATTACAGGCTTATTGGCCTCCTCAATCATCCTGTCTAATCGCCGCTTGTTTCCTATTTTGTCTTTCAGGTATGCAAATATCTTTGTTTTAAGTTCTGGCTTACTTGGTGGCCATGTCGAAAATTCATCTTTCTGAATATACCAATTTATCTTGGCATTGCCCGTCCTTCCATCTACCGATGTTCTTTCGCATGTAACCTCTAGTTCTATGCCGTCATAAACGTTATCCAGCAACCTCGCAGCGGCGCGGGATATATAGAATCTGTATATATTATCGCCGCCGTTAGCCGCGTCGCCGGGGAAAGAAACGAAACAAATAGTCAGAAGCACAATTATAAAAAGAAATCTCTTCATGGCATATCTCCTTATGTAAAAGTGTAATATTTATCCACCTTTTTAATCGTAGCAAAGAAGGGTATCTCCTTGCTATATTTCTCTATCTGGTCTCGAAGCACTTTTGAGCCTGTGAAAACAATATGTTTGGAGTCCTCCATGCTTAATTGTATTGTCAGGTATTTCTTTGGACTTTCGCCGTTATACTTGCTATCAGCAATTCGATACCCTAAAACCAATATCTCCTTATTTATAAGTTGCTCAATTTTTAGTTTTTCACCTTCCAGCAATGGCGGTTCGTCGGCGAAATCGCCAAATTTCTTAGGCTGCATCGCACAGCTCCATCAATTTATCCATCTCCAGGCTCAATGACAGATTGTGCGCATTTGCCCATCTGAGCCAGCCCCTCGTCGATGCAAGGGACGCCCTGGCCCTGTCCTTAGAAAGCCTACCGGATGCAAGCATTTCCGGCATTTTCCTCAGCCGCTTTATCACGCGCTTAGCGGTGCTTTTCCTCAGCAAGATATATCCTCTAAAATGCCGGTATCCAAGAAAGTCCACCCCCTGGCTTACAGGGAATATACTATCTTTCCTTAGCCTCAGACTGAGCCTTGCATCCACGAAGGCCTTCAGTTCATCTTTAATTTCATGCAAATGCCGCTTATCGTCATGGAACAGGAGAAAATCATCACAATATCGAACGTAATCCTTGATTTGGCATTTCTGCTTGACAAAACTATCAAGCTCGTTCAAATACAGGTTGCCAAACCACTGGCTGGTATAATTTCCTATGGGAACATTTCTCGGCCCTTCAGTGCTGTAAACAATATTTTTTATCATCGCCAGCGTGTCGCTGCACTTTATCTTGTTCTGAATTATGGAAAATAGGATCTCGTGGTCTATTGATGGGTAGAATTTTGATACATCACATTGCAGACAATATCTATTTCTCCTCACGAACTCCATCGTGCGCCTGCTTCCGGCATGTATGCCTTTGCCAACTCTACAGGCATAAGAATCGTGGATAAATAGGTCTTCCCATATCGGCTCAACAACGTTCATTAACGCGTGTTGCACAATCCTGTCAGGAGCGAATGGTAGAATAAATATCTCGCGCCGCTTCGGCTCATTTATTATTTTGGTTCTATATGGCGATGTATTGAACTTTCTGTCTGCAAGCATTCTATATATTGCCTCAATATTCGCATTTAGGTTGACATCGAACCGCTTTATAGTGCGCTGCCAACCCTTGCCTTTTCTAGCCTTCAAATATGCTATACGAATATTATCCATATTCGCTATTTTGGCGTATAAATTTCCATGACGCTTCATGGTAATAGGCTGGATGACTTTCGCAATTGCTACTAGCCCTCCAGCCCCTCCGTTTTGTGTTTTGCCTTTCGACAAGGCCAATAAGTCCAGCCAGGAGTTAGCTCAGAGTCCTGTATCCGAAGTGAAGCGACTGCCGATATTCGTATTCGTATTCCAACGATAGTTATTCGCATTCCGAGCGCGAGAACCGGAATTCGTCCCGTTATTCCAATTCGCACCTGCCAGCAGCCACAGACCTATCAGCCCAAAAATAAATCGCGCGTTTCGCGTTCTTCGTTTCATCGTTCTCTCACTGCTTATCGCGGCTCCGAAGCGAAGCGACCGCCGATACCCGCATCCGCAGACCAACGATAGTAAGCCGCATGCCGAGCGCGAGAACCGGAAGTCGTCCCGTTAGTCCAAGCCGCACCCGCCAGCAGCTTAACATCGCCGTATGTACCTTGTCTATAAAGACTGCCC